ATCAACATATCAACTCTAACGCGATGGGAATAAACAATGGCAGACAAATATCCAACCGATGCAGATATTGAGGTATTAAAAAAACTCGGTCTGCCAACTCCAGGGGCTACAACTACTAAGAAGGATGAGGAATAAACAATGGCAGGCATCTATCTAGATAATAACGTTGGTCTAAAAATTGCCACCGTTGATCTTTCACAATACGTAACGTCAATTTCGCTCACGCAAACTTTTGATGAAGTTGAAACTACGGCGATGACTACCAGCGCCACAGCTTCACACACTTTTGCTAAGGGCCTAGAGTCCAGCACACTAACCGTAGACTTTTTAAACGTTTGGGATGCGGCTGCAGTACAAGCCACCTTACAAGCTGCTTACGGCACAACCGTTACAGCTGTAGTCATTCCAGTAAAGGGAACTGCAGTTAGCGCAACTAACCCGCTATACACAGTATCTATCTTGGTTAATAACTTAACACCAGTTGGTTCACCTGGTACACCAACAGACTACGCACGTAGCTCTATGACTTTTACTTGTAACTCAGCTGTAGTTCAAACAACCACAGGCACTTTCTAAGGAGAAAAAAATGGCACGGCTAAAAATCGTAAGGGCTACTGGAGAAAATATCGTAAGCATTACTCCGGTGGTTGAAGTCGCGTTTGAGAAATACGCAGGGCAGGGCCTATATAAGCAGCTACGTGAACACGAAAAGAATAGCGATTTATATTGGCTTGCCCACAATGCGTTGATGCGTACAGAGGTTATCCCGCCGTTTGGTGATGATTTCTTAAAAGATTTAATCTCGGTAGAAGTTATTGAGGATGAAGGCCCAAAAGGGTAGACCGGAACTCGTTTACTTATTTAGTAGCCAGTTTGGCTATTGAATTAAAAATTAGTCCGGATGAAGTTTTGGCTATGGATGAACTTATGTTTAAAGCCGTATTACAGGTTTTAAGCGATAGAGCAAAGGAGCGTGAACGTGCCAGTAAACATCGCAGGCATCGCTGAAACTTTGCGCGCTATGAAAAACTTTGATGAGGATTTATACAAAGGTATGCAAAAGCAGATTAAAGGCGCGATGATCCCTATTCGCGATAAAGCTAGAAGCTATGCCCCTGCTAATAGCACCTTGCTTAGTAATTGGACTAATCCCCTGGCTTTTGGCCCACAGTCCACAAAATACCGACCTTTTCCAAAATACGATCAAACCGTGACTAAAAAAGGTATTGTATATAAACAGGGTTTAAACAAACGTAATAAAGGTACAGCTTTTAGCGTAACTAATTACGTGGCCAACCGCAGCGCAGGTGGCGCAATTTATGAAACAGCGGGCCGTAAATCTGGAGCAAGCGGTAATAAAAATACTGAAAGTTTGAACCCAAATGCAGGCCAACAGTTTATGGCCCAATTTGAGTCCAGCTCATTACTTGGCAAAAGCCAGGATATGCAAGGTCGGCTGATATACAGAGCGTGGGCTGAGGATCAGGGCCGTGTCACTAATAGCGTATTACTAGCTATCAACGTTGCGGTAAATACTTTTAACGCTACTAACACAGCATCTAAATACACCTTGGCGGCATAATGGCATCGTTAATAGTTTCCGCTATTGCCAAATGGAACGGCGCAGCTTTAAAAAAAGGTCAAAAGGATTTAACGGCTTTTCAAAAAACAACTAACCAATTAGCCAAGGCCTTTGCCGCAACTTTTGCCGCAACCAAGATTTATGCTTTTGGTAAAGCTAGCGTTAAAGCTTTTGCAGCTGATGAAAAAGCAGCTAAGTCTTTAGCGGTTACTTTGAAAAATACCGGTAATAGTTTTGCCGTTATTGCTACCGAAGGTTTTATTGCTCGGATGCAACAGACTTACAAAGTTCTGGATGATGAACTACGGCCAGCCTTTCAAACTCTTTTAACCGCAACAGGATCGCTTACAGCTAGCCAAAATGGATTAGAGCTTGCATTAAACGTTTCAAAAGGCACACAAAAAGACGTGCAAACGGTTGCCTTAGCCTTGGCTAAAGCATACAGCGGGCAGACAACAGCTCTTAGCAAGTTAGGCGCAGGCATTAGCGCCGCCACAATTAAAAGTGGCGATATGAATAAAATTATTGCTGAACTTACGGCCAAATTTAAAGGTCAGGCTTTACAGGCAACAAAAACTTACGCTGGGCAAATGGATGCTTTGGCCTTAGCAGCTCAAAACTCTAAAGAAAATATTGGTAAAGGATTACTAGATAGTATTGCTGCTTTAGCAGGACAAGACGGTATTACTATTGCCGCCGATGCGATGGAAACCCTTTCACAAAATGTAGCTGATACGGTTTATGGTTTTAGCCTTTTAATATCTAAAGCCGAAAAACTAATAAAGTTATCTAATACTGGTAAAAGTGCATTAGGTTTAATAGGTGCTACCGCTTTAGGCGCGGCGGGTGGTTTTGCGGTAGGTGGGCCAGGTGGAGCGGTAGTAGGCGGTGCTTTAGCTTTGACCGGTGCAAGAGCCACACAATTAACAGGTCAATACGGTAAACAACAAAGAGAAAAAAAGACACCTTTTTCAAGCTCCGCTTACTTATTTAGCGTGGTTGATAGTGAACGTAAAAAAGAAGCCGACTCTTTAAAGAAAGCCAATGCGGCACGTTTGGCAGCTTTACGTATAGCCCAGGCTGAGGCAGATGCTAAAAAGAAAGCTTTAATTGACCAAGCTAATTTAGATGAGTTAAAAAAGAAATTTGATATAGGCCGTATCAACTTAGAGACAGCTTTAGCCAATTCAACTGATGAAGCAGAAAAAGCTCGTATACGCAGCTTGCTGACTATTATGGATGAGGATGCCTCTGCAGCTGCTAAACGCTTACAGGAGCTAGATAAGGCAAATAACGAAAAGTTACGATCTGAATATTTAGCAGCCATATCATTAAACAATTTAGCCGAAGCAGCCAAGCTAGCGGCTATGGGAGTTAGCACTTTAAAGCTTGGCGGCGTTCCTATTACCCAATTCCCAAGCGTTGCCGATAATCCCCTGGTAGCAGAAGCAGTAGTAATTGAAGCCACAATAGCTGCAGATGAAGCCTCAAAAGCTGCCGATGATGCAGCTGCTATAGCCGCTTCATCCGAAAAAACCCTAGCCGATTACCTGGCAACGATCGCTGGCTTAAATGGCGGCTCAACGGTCTCTACAGCACCAATAACTAATAACTTTGACTTTAGCGGCACTATTGGTACAACCGATGATTTTACAGAAGCTACTAAAAGAGCTTTACAAAGGCTTAGCCGCTATGGCGATAGCACTACTTTTGCGGGGGCTTTGTAATGGCTATTCCAACCATTAAGGCAATTATTAACTTTTCTACTGGGCCAAGTTTTGCCCAGGCTATGATTTTAGATACCGGCGTGCTTGATACAAATGTTTTAGCCGACAGCGTTGCAGTTATTGTAGATGTATCTAATCAAGTAAATGCAATATCAACAAAACGCGGGCGCTCCGCCGAGTCCGATCAATTTCAGACTGGCACGCTAAGTTTAAAAATTGTTGATACAAACGGCGATTTTAACCCACAAAATACAGCCAGTCCTTATTACGGACTACTTAGCCCAATGCGTAAAGTTCAAATAAGCGCTACTTATGGTTCTACTACTTATAATATTTTTTCTGGTTACATAACTAGCTATGACACAATTACGCCGCAATACACCGGTGACGTATCTTTTACCACTATCACCGCCGTAGACGCTTTTAGACTTGCCCAAAATGCTCAAATATCTACAGTTACAGGGGCAACGGCAGGTGAACTAAGCGGAGCAAGAATTAACGATATTTTAAATACGATAAGTTGGCCAGCTTCTCAACGATCTATAGATGCCGGCCAGACAACTATGCAGGCTGACCCTGGCACGGCCCGTACAGCTCTTGCGGCTATGCAGACGGTAGAGACAAGCGAGTATGGGGCGCTGTATGTAGATAGAGATAATAACTTTGTGTTCAAAGATAGAAATACAGCAACCACCAGCGTAAATCAAACCGCCGTACGGTTTAACGATAATGGCTCAGACATAGCGTATAACAATGCTGTGTGGATATTTAACGATGCTCTTATTTACAATAAGGCCGACATAACAATGAACGGTGGCACTACGCAAAATGCTACCGATACGGCCAGCGTTGATAAATACTTTTTACACAGTTATAACCAACAAGGCCTTTTAATGCAGACTGATGCTGTGGCCTTGAATTACGCACGCGCTTATGTGGCTAGCAGAGCCGAAACCACCGTAAGGTGCGATGCAATAACCTTGGATTTATACACAGAAAATTACACCGCTGGAACGATCGCAGCGCTTGATTTAGATTTTTTTGATCCAGTAACTATTACTACTACCCAGCCAGGTGCAGGCAGTAGTACTTCACAATTATCTAAAACTTTGCAAGTTTTTGGTGTGGGTATGGAAATTAAA